ATGTCAAAAGAGATAAGCGAATTACAGTTTAGTCTTCACTATGCCTCAGAAACAGACAGTGAAAAGAATACCTCCATCATTTTAACGGCGAATATCCATACGGCTGATGGTGAAACTCAACAACTGACACAATTAATTTGCACGACATCTTCCGCAGGTAAAAAGCAATATCGAATCGGCTTGCAAAAAATTAGTGATGCTGGTGCTCCATTGCTGGTGGCGATTGAATCCTATTGGCGCAAAAACACACAAGAGAGTTGTGTTTATTTGTTAGAGAAAGCGAAGCAATTTATTCAAGGACACTTACAACAAACGAATACATGGATATCTATGTATGGTCTTGTGATTGTTTCTAATGCGTCACTGGAAGAACAGTTGCCTGAAGGTTTATTAAAGGCACTTAAAGTATCAATCCCCGCCTAATTTTTTTAACACTTTCACACTAATCATCAACGGACACTCCTCTGGGGGTGACTATGCGTATGGAAAAATTAACCAATGTAACTTATGGAACAGCAGGCCTAACGGCCTTTTTTGCCAGTCTTTCGTTATATGAATGGGGATTTGTTATCGGGATGGCGTTCAGCATGCTTCTGGGTTTAGCCACTTATTTTATGACTCGTCGAGAACAACGAAAACGCACTCAATTATTTGAAGAGCTTGTTCGTCATGTTGACCCACAAAACCCGACCGAAACCTTAAAAAAGCTTGCTGAATTAATGGTGAAAGCGCCAAAGGATATTTAATGTCTCTCAAACAGAAAATAGCGGTGATAACAACAGCAGGAGCAACAGCCATCGCGTTAGTAGTAATAGCCCATTTTGAAGGTGTACGTTATGAACCTTATCGTGATGTGGCAGGTGTTCTAACTGTTTGTTATGGACATACAGGCAAAGACATTATTCAAGGCAAGAGATACACACAACAAGAATGTGATGCGTTATTACAAATCGATTTTATTAAGACACAACAGCAAGTCGATGCATTAATCAAAGTATCACTCGATGACTACACCAAAGCTGCTTTATATTCCTTTGCTTTTAATGTGGGTACAACCGCATTTGCTCGCTCAACATTACTCAAGAAGCTAAACGCTGGTGATAGAGCGGGTGCCTGTGAAGAAATGAAACGTTGGATATATGCAGGCGGAAAGGTCTGGCGAGGGCTTGTCAGTCGTCGAGAAGCGGAGTCAGCACTATGTCATGGAAACCTTTAATCATCATTATCAGCTTTATCCTTGCATTACTCATTACAGTCGCTGGTGGCATTTATCTCTTGATTGATAACTCATGTACTAAAGACCAAGTGAGTTTAGAAAAGCGCTGTCAGATAGCTCTCTCACATCATCGGTACTAATCATGAAATACGGGAAACTCTATGCCGTTATTACGATGGTAGGCATCATTGTGGGAGGCTATTGGGTGATTAATTGGCAAGCTAACAGAATTAATCTATTAGTAGAAACAAACAAAGAACTAACGGAGGCTCTCGAAGAACAGAAGTCTATTAATACTGACTATCAAGCACGCATAATGCGATTAAATCAGTTGGATATTCAATATACGCAGGAGCTAGCGAATGCTAAGAATGAAATTAGTCACTTGCGTGATATTAGTGAGCGTCATCCAGAGCGGGTGTACATCAAAGCCGAGTGTCCCAAAGTCAAAACCACTCCCTCCACCAGCTTGGCTTATGCAACCACCGCCCGACCTACTGACACCGCTATCCGAAATTATTGGTTACTCAGAGAGCGAATTGCAGAGTCAGAACAGATGATTAAAGGGTTGCAGGATTATATCAAACAAGAATGCATGGAATAAAAAAAAGCCCAGCATGGGTGCATGGGCAAACTAACAGGATATTAATCAAAGTATAGTGATAATTACTTAGTATAGCTTAAGTAAATATATATATCAGCAATTAGATAAGTCGTTTATCCATTAAGGAGAGTGATCATATCTTGACTGCTAGGAACAGACTAGAAGTGGCTTGGCAGTGTATCGCTAAGCTGCGAACTCTACGCATTTCATTCTGTGCATTCACCGCGCAATTAAAAACACTCACAGAACCTTACAGAAAGTCGAACCTGAGAAAAACCGTTAATGGTGTTTTCTGTGGGGCGGTTATTTCTGGTGAACAGGTTCGCTTTTCTATAAGGATTTACACCATGAGCAAATCATTAGTTTTCAAAGGTAATGAAATTACTCCATTTGATAATGGTGATAATAAGATTTGGTTTACCAGCTCTCAGATGGCTAAGCTACTCGAATACAAAAATGAGAAGTCAGTAACCAATCTATATAACGCCAACAAAGACGAGTTTTCTGATGATATGACAATGGTCACTGAAACAATGACCAATGGAATAAACAACAACTTACGTAAGAAAAAGGTCAGGATCTTCTCTGTTAGAGGTGCACATCTAATCGGAATGTTAGCTAATACAGATGTAGCGAAATCCTTGCGTCGATGGTTACTTGATCTAGCTGAAAAAGAGTCAAAACCACAAACAGGGTTAGCAAACCTTGACATGAATGAGCTTAAAACCCTGACTATCAATGAGATGCAAAATAGATTAGTAGCAGCCGATAACTGGTCGTTCGAGAACTTTGGCAGGAAAGGTAGTGACTTAATGAATTTACGCAAGCGTCACTTAAAGAAAATACGCAAAGCGAAGAAGGCAATTAAAGAACTATCACAATTAACCTTGCCTGATATGGGCGAATTTCCAGATGGAGAAGAGCCAGCATGAACCACGAACAATTCATAGAGCAGAACGTACTAGCCGAGTTAAAAAAGCTCGGCTTTTCTTTACCTGTTTGTCGTAGAGCAAGTTACATGGCGGTAGATCATTATCGCCGAAGCTCTCAAGCAAGTAGAAAAGGGCGAATGTTTGACGACTGCTTACATATTGCCAAAGTGTGGGCGAGTAAGTTCGCTAAGGAGAAAGTATGACCAAACAAGAAAAAGCAAACTTATCCATTCTCTATCGTCAATTACAGCAATCACTTGAATACTTACACTGTGGAAGAGTTGATGATGGGAGAATAGTTGCTGAAATCGTCGAGCGCGAGTTAGGCAAGTTAGTCAACAAACAGAAAACCAAATAGGCCCTAGCGGCCTTTTTTATTTAAGGAATGGATATGGCTAAAAGACCAGATTGGGAGGCCATCGAGTCGGCTTACCGAGCTGGCGTGATGTCCATAAGGGAAATAGCCTCTCAATACGAGATAACCCATCAGGCGATAAGTAAGCGTGCCAAGAAAGAAGGATGGGAGCGAGATTTAAAGGCAAAGGTTAAGGCTAGGGCTGAAAACTTGGTTGCCAAAAGGGAGGTTGCCAGTCTGGTTGCCACCGAAAAGGCTATTTCAGAACGGCAACTTATTGAGGCTAATGCCGAGGTTATCGCTAATGTCCGCATGGAGCATAGAGGCGATATTCGAAGGGCTAGAGAATTAACCAACAACTTATTTGATGAACTATCTGCTGAATGTGCTGATGTGCCAGCCTTAAGAAAACTTGGCGAGTTAATGTTTAGTCCTGATGATAACGGACGCGATAAACTCAATGAAATTTATCATTCAATCATATCTCTCCCTGAGCGCGTTAAGTCAGCCAAAGCATTAAGTGAAACACTCAAAAACTTGGTTGGGCTTGAGCGTCAAGCATACGGCCTTGATGATGTTCAGCCGAATAAGACAGCTAGTCAGCTATCAGAACTAATGGACGACTTATCTAAGGAATAATCATGAAGCCAGAACATCTTGCATTATTGAGAGATAAGCTCTGGCGATTAAATCACCTCTACTGGATAACCAATAAAGAAGGCAAGCCAGTTCGATTTAAAATGACGCCTGAGCAACTCGAATATTTTGAAGGGATGCACACGCGAAACATTATCCTTAAAGCCCGTCAGCTTGGCTTCACTACTGAGGTCTGCATTATCCAGCTAGACGCAGCGTTATTTGAGGCGGCTAAATGTGCATTGATAGCCCACACACTTAACGATTCTAAGCGGCTATTTAGGGAAAAGATAAAGTATGCCTATGACAAGCTACCCGATGAAATCAAAGCGGCTAACCCAGCGAGTAATGATGCGGTTGGTGAGTTGGTGTTTAGCAAAGGCGGCTCGCTTTATATCAGCACGTCATTTCGTGGCGGTACACTCCGTTATTTGCACGTTTCTGAGTTCGGTAAGATATGTGCTAAGTATCCAGAGAAAGCCCGTGAGATTGTCACTGGCGCATTTGAGGCGGTATCAAGCGATTGTTTTACGACGATTGAAAGCACAGCGGAGGGTCGAGCAGGTTATTTCTTCGATTATTGCCAGTCTGCTGAGAAAGCGCAAATTCAGAATAAGACTCTCTCTAACCTAGACTGGAAGTTCTTTTTCTTCTCATGGTGGAAGAATCCAGAGTATGCCATTAACCCTGTTGAGCCATTACCCCAGCGGTTAGTTGATTACTTTGATGAGATAGCCAGCAAACATGGTGTTCAATTAAACGAGCGCCAGAAAGCATGGTATTACGCCAAAGAGAAAACGCTTGGCGACGATATGAAACGGGAATATCCGTCAATACCGTCTGAGGCATTCCAACAATCGGTTGAAGGCGCTTACTACGCCAAGCAGTTCCGCTTCCTGTACGAAAATAAACGCATTGGCACACTTCCTGATAACTCGCACTTACCGGTTCACACGTACTGGGATATTGGTGTGGGTGACTCAACGTCAATTTGGTTTATTCGTGAAGTGGGCGAGGAGTTCCACATTATAGACCACTACTCAAACAGTGGTGAAGGTCTACGGCACTACATGAAAGTACTGAAAGACAAAGGCTACACATATGCAAGTCACAATGGCCCTCATGATATCGATAACCGTGAGTTTGGCTCGGATGCGAAATCACGACGTGAATTAGCGCGTGAAGGGTACGAAATAGACGGACAAATTTACTCAATCCGATTTGAAGTGGTGCCAAAGCTTTCAGTCGATGAAGGTATCGAGGCAGTACGTGAAATTCTGCCACTTTGCGTGTTCGATGAACACAAATGCAGTGAAGGCATTGCTCATCTAGAAGCTTATCGCAAAGAGTGGGATGACAAGCGGGGCTGTTGGAAAGATAAACCGCTTCACGATTACACGTCACATGATGCTGATGGATTTAGATATTTTGCGGTGAGCAGAAGAAATACCAAGCGCCCAGCATTCGAAATTAACCTAGGAACAACCTTCTGATGAGTACAACAAATGTAGATTTCACTCGACCGGAGTATAAAACGGCTGCTCCTCAGTGGGAGTTAGTGCGCTCTGTTTGTCGAGGTGGTGAAGATATAAAAAGCTATCTTCCTGAGCTTGAAGAGCAAGATAGTGAGCGTAAAAAGAAGCGCAATAAAGATTATCAAGACCGTGCGGTGTTCTATCCAATAACGGGCAATACTCGCAACGGCATGATAGGGATGGCATTTAAAAAAGATCCCTTAGTTGCTGTCGTCGAAAAGCTGTCGTGTTTAAAAGACGATGCTGACGGGGCGGGTTCAAGTATCTATCAATTGGCTCAGTCTTCACTTGAGTCAGTATTGGAAGTCGGTCGGCATGGTCTGTATGTTGATTACAACAGTGATTCGAAACTCCCGTACATATTCCAATATCGTGCTGAAGACATCATTAACTGGCGTACAGCTCGTATTAATGGGCGCACGATGTTAACGCTGGTGGTATTGCGTGAAACGGTGGAAGAAGAGGACGGGTTTGGTTTTAAGGATGAGGTTCAATACCGTGTATTGTCGATAGAAGAAGGTAAGTTTGTCTGTCGTGTCTATCGCAAGCCCAGTGGAAGTAGCGTTTTTGAAATTTCTTCTGAGTATATACCTGCGCGTGCTGGTAACGGTGTGTGGAATGAAATTCCATTTACATTTATTGGTGCACAGAATAATGATCACACTATTGATGAAGCCCCACTTCTAGGATTGGCAAAAATCAACCTAGGGCATTATCGAAACTCTGCTGATTATGAAGATTCTGTTTTCTTCTGTGGGCAAATACAACCTTATCTAGGTGGGCTAGGAACAGAATGGCGTGACTATCTAGAAAAGAAAGGCGTTATGGTTGGTTCTCGCTCGCCAATTATGTTGCCAGAAAAAGGTTTCTTTGGTTACGCTCAGGCTCAACCTAACATGCTGGCAAAAGAAGCAATGGACAGTAAACGCGATTATATGGTTGCGCTCGGTGCTCAATTGGTTTCTGCTGATAGCAAAGTTAAAACGGTTATTCAGTCTGTCGGTGAACAGAACGCACAAACCTCTATCCTGAGCATCTGTTGCTCTAATGTTTCCGATGCATGCAGTAAATCGCTAATATGGTGTGCTGAATACTTAGGTTTAGATACTGCAGGCATTTCGTTTGAGATTAACAAAGACCTCGTTAATCACATTGCCGATAGTTCGATGATCCGTGAAATCGTCGCAGCATGGCAATCTGGCGCAACGCGTAAATCTGACTTAGTGAGAAGTTTGCAGAAATATGATGTTATCGACCCCGCTGATGATGTTGATGTGGTGGTGGATGAGCTTAATAATCAAGAGCCGACAATGGTAGGTGAGACATGAGATCAGTGAATGAGCGGTTAATGGATGAATTGATTGCTCACTCCCTGTTTTCTGGTCGCTATTCTACAGGGGTGGCTAGACGCATGATAAAGGCACTTAATGAGTTTGATGCTGAATTAACTGCTTCACTTATAGTGTCTTTAGATGATACCTCCATCGATGTTAATAGTTTCACTGCAAGGCGATTGGAGTCGTTGCTGTCCAGCGTTAGAAGTATTAATAAGCGTGCAGTTGATAGTGCTTTTTCATTGTTAACAGAAGAAATGAGAGCGCATGCATTATATGAGGCTGGCTACTACCCATCACTGTTTGATGCTCTACTACCTGATGTTGTTCTACGCAAATATCCACTAATGAGCATTACAGAGGAAATGCTATTTTCCTCAGTCATGTCTCGCCCATTTCAAGGGAAATTACTTTCTGAATGGGCTGATGGATTAGAATCAGATCGCATGACACGCATAAATAACGCTGTTCGGAATGGTTATTTAAATGGTGATAGTGCGGTAGAAATCGGACGTAAAATCAGAGGACATGCAAACCAAGGTTATAAGGATGGCGTATTGCAACTAAGCCGAGCTAATGCGACGACAATAGCTAAAACGGCCATTAGCCATTTACAAGCAACAGCGCGAGATCAGTTTGCTGATGCCAATAAAGACATTCTTGATTGTAAACAATGGTTATCTACCCTCGATAATAAAACATCTCACGATTGCATTATTCGGGATAGGTTGAGATACACGCTGGAAGGTAAGCCTATTGGTCATAAAGTTCCTTATCTACAAGGCCCCGGAAAAATCCACTTCAATTGCCGCTCAACAGAAACGCTGGTTACCAAATCGTGGCGTGAATTAGGTATCGATTTAGATGAGATGGACGCAGGAACTCGTGCCTCAATGGACGGGCAGGTGCCAGCAGATACCAATTTTCTTGATTGGATACAACGGCAACCTGAATGGCGACAGCGTCAAGTTTTCGGAGAAACGCGATTCAGACTAATGAAAGAGGGCGGTATGCATCCTTCTGAGTTTTATACCGATAAGGGAGAGTTTATTTCACTAGAGCGACTTAGAGAGATAGATGGGCATGCATTTAGAGAGGCTGGATATAGCTAATCAATAAACCATTTAACAAGGTCACCTCGGTGGCCTTTTTTATTACCTAAACTCAGCTCAGGGCTGAGTTATTACAACGCGCTAGGCGCATCTAATCCCAAGGGGAATCACATGTTATTTATGAATATCGAACGCAAATATTATTCACAGGCTGATGATGGTTCGCAAGGTGGAGGTGGTGGAACACCGGAAATCACTCCAGAAATTCAAGCTATTATCGACCAGCAGGTTTCAGGGCTAAAGGCTAAAAACAGTGAGTTGCTAGGCAAGCTCAAAGAGCAAGGCGATAACCTGAAACGTTTTGAAGGCATTGACCCAGACACTGTGAAGGGCATGCTTAAACGCTTTGAGAATGACGAAGAAGCCAAGCTCATTGCAGATGGCAAGATTGACGAGGTTCTCAATAAGCGCACTGAGCGTTTGCGTGGTGATTTCGACAAGAAGTTAAAAGAAGCAAGCTCTAAAGCTGAAAAGGCAGAGGCGTTTGCAAATAAATTCCGTGCTCGTGTGTTAGGCGATGAAATTCGTTCTGCAGCAGGGAAAGCGGGTGCATTAACCAGCGCTCAAGAAGATTTAATTTTACGTGCCAAAGGCATTTTTCAGATCAACGATGAAGGTCAGGCCGTAGCCGTTGATGAAGATGGCAATCCAATCATGGGCAAAGATGGTCGCACGCCATTATCACCTATTGAATGGATTGAATCCCTAAAAGAAAGTGCTCCTCACTTATTCCCCGCAGCCTCTGGTACAGATGCAGGGAAACATAAACAAGGTGGTGCACATTTTAAACGTTCTCAAATGTCCGCCAGTGACAAGGCTGATTATATTCGCCGATACGGGCGTGACGCATATTTAAAACTTCCAAAAGAGTAAGGAAATATAAGTAATGGCTACGACGACTAATAATGATTTAGTAATTTATAACGATTTAGCACAAACTGCGTTTTTAGAACGCCGTCAAGATAATTTAGCAGTATTTAATCAGGCATCAAACGGCGCAATTGTGCTGGATAACCTTTTTATTGAGGGGGACTTCCGTAAGCGTGCATTTTATCAGATCGGCGGTTCGATTGAGCATCGTGATGTAAACTCCACAGCATCTGTAGAGAACAAAAAAATCGGCGCGGGCGAATCTGTTGATGTAAAAGCACCTTGGAAATATGGTCCTTATGCAACGACAGAAGAAGCATTTAAACGCCGTGGCCGTGATGTATCGGAGTTCTCTGAGTTAGTGGGTACCGATGCGGCAGATGCTTCACTAGAGGGTTATATCAAATACTCTTTAGCTGCTTTAGGTGCCGCTATTGGCAATAACAAAGAAATGGTGGTGACTGCGGATATTGCGACAGATGGCAAGAAAACACTGACCAAAGGTTTACGCAGATATGGTGATAAGTTCAACCGCGTAAATCTGTTTGTTATGCACTCAACCACCTACTTCGATATTGTTGATCAGGCCATTGACAACAAAGTGTATGAAGAAGCGGGTGTGGTTATCTACGGTGGACAGCCAGGCACATTAGGTAAACCTGTGCTGGTAACGGATACAGCGCCAGTAGATGCCATCTTTGGTTTAGTGCCGGGTGCTGTGACTATCACTGAATCCCAAGAGCCGACTTTCCGATCTTATGAAATCAATGACAAGGAGAACTTGGAAGTTGGTTATCGTGGTGAAGGCGTGGTTAACGTTGGCGTTCTGGGCTATAGCTGGGATGAATCAAAAGGAAAAAACCCTGATTTAACACAGTTAGGCACCGCAGGTAACTGGAAGAAGCATTTCACTAGCAACAAATTAACCGCTGGCGTCATGATTAAACTGACTGCCGAAGAGGGAAAGTAACCCTGTCAGCGGATAAAACGTCCGCTATCGCTGACAGTACAGATACAGTAACGATCACTCTTAATTACACCAAGGGCAGCTCTCCAGTCGAAGGAGCTACCGTTAATTGGTCTACAACAGGTGGCAAATTAAGCGTTACTTCATCTAAGACGGGCAAAGCTGGTGGTGCGACAGTGAAATTAACTTCTGATTCACAGGGTGAATTTATTGTCACAGCCACTGTTGATGGTGTTGCACAAAATACTGATGCAATTACATTCACAGAAAAAACTTCTCCAGACGAGTAATTTAAGGGGCTTTGTGCCCCTCTTTTTTTTGAGGTGAGCATGATTGATCCTGATAAGAACTCTCCAATATTTAATAGCTACGCAAGTGTGGATGATTTGAAGAAATACGCTGAGGATAGAAATATCACTTTGGCAGATAGTGGATTAGAGGCATTACTAATTACGGCGATGGATTATCTTGAATCGCAAAAATGGTTAGGTAAACGAACTAACCTAAATCAACCTTTATCTTTCCCTCGCTCAGGGCTATCTCGCGACGGTGTTGCCATCCCAAGCGATCAGATACCAAAGCAATTAATCCAAGCTCAATGCCGTTTAGCGATTGAATCAGTAGAAAATGACCTACAGCCCACGTTAGGCGCTGAAATCACCTCAGAGCGAATTGAGGGCGCTATTACTGTGCAATATGCCGAAGGCACTAATACTGGCGCACCAAACTTTCCTTGGTTAAAAGGTTTATTGTCTGGCTTGATTGATGTCTCGGATGGATTTGCCATTAATACATTTGCAATGAGGTAGCCATGAACATTTATCAACGTGGGCAGAGCACAGCATTAAGGATGTTGAAAAAATATGGCGTTTCCTATCAGGCTAAGCGTGATGGTAAGCATTGGGTTGATGATGAGGGGCAGGAACACTTTGAGCCAGAAACGTTATTTTCTGTTGTCGGGGTAAAAACGCAATATAAACCTCACGAAATCGACGGAACACTTATTCTCTCCACGGATATTAAAATGATACTTCCTCCAGACATTGATATTCAGAAAGGGGATAAGCTGCTTATCGATGGCGTTTGGTTGCGCGTTCATGAGCCGAATCCTGTTAAACCCGCTGATATTATTATCTGCTATCAGTCTCAACTGAGGGCGTGACATGTCAGATCAGTTTATGAGGTCAATTAACTTATTTATCGATAAATCCAATGCAGATATTGAAACGGTTGTAAGAAAAACCAGTATTCAAATACTTGCTAGGCTCGTTGATATGTCACCCGTTGGGAATCCTGAACTATGGGAAGTTAATAGGGTTGCCTCAAACTACAATAAAGCAGTTTTTGAACATAATGAGTATCTAAAACAAGATCCTAATAATTTAACACCAAAGCGACGTCAATTAAAAAAGCGTGTTCGTGTTAATGACTCTATGGATATTTATGTTCCTCATGGTTATACAGGGGGGCGGTTTAGAGGTAATTGGCAGGTGTCATTTGATGCTCCAGCGGAAGGCGAAACGGGACGCATAGATAAGTCAGGCAATATGACAAAGGCGTTAGGCAACGTTGTTATTGAACAATTTAAGGTAGGAATGAAAGCTATCTATTTCACAAACAATGTGCCTTATGCTTACCGCCTTGAAATGGGGCATTCGAAACAAGCACCTAACGGTATGGTTGCTGTGACTGCTGAGGAATTTAGTCAGTTTTTCAACTCTGCCGTATCGGAAACTAAATCATGAATCAGTCAACGATTAATACTGAAATACGAAAGCTGGTGGCGAGCATTGGCAAGGATTTAAATCTTAAAATCGCATGGCCCAATCTTCCTTTTAATGATATTAACGATCCCTATCTTCAACTCCATATCATGCCCGCAGAAACGGATAATATTGGGTTATCTCAGGATATGCCTGTTTATCGTGGTGTTATTCAAATTAATGTGGTCGGCAAAGTAGGGGGTGGAGACTCGCAACTCTCAACGATTGTTGATGACGTTAAAGCCAGATTGGAGAACGGATTAACATTAGGGGAGGGAGTCTACATTAACGGAGAGCCTAGCCAGTTCCCTCCAATTTCAGATGAAACAAATTATACCATTCCTATTCGTGCATCCTATCGATGTAACGCAATCCGATAACACCGCTTAATTGCGGTTTTTTTATACCTAAAATAGAGGTTAACAATGGCCTATAACATTCCTAATGGGTCGCGTGTTTACGTCGCAAGTAAATACGATGACGAAATTAAAATTACTGAGGCGACCAATGCCGAAGAAGCTGTGCTGACAGTTGATGACGTGGGTGACATTGCTAAAGGCGATATTGTTCATGTTACATCTGGCTGGAAAAAAGCTTCGGGTGCTTTCCGTGTTGCAAGTGTCGCTGAATCTAAAATCACCTTAGAAGGTGTCGATACCAGTGATAAAAATGTGTTTCCTGCTGGTGGCGGTACAGGAACATTAAAGAAAGTACTATCATGGGAAGTCATGCCACAGGTAATGACACTTTCTACAGAAGGAGGGGAACAGCAAACTCAAGAGGTTCAATTCCTTGAAGATGAGCAGGCAGAAACTATCGATACCTATAAAAATGGTGTTGTACAGGTTTATACCTTTGCTCACGATGCCAAGTTGCCTATCCGTAAATTGCTAACAAAATTGGACGATAGCAAGCAAGTTACCGCAATTCGATTCTTCAATAAACGTGCAGAAGAAGATCGCTATTACACAGCTTCAATTTCATTCCAGCGTGTGCCAAACACTGCTATCAACGAAGTTGAAAACGTAACAGCGCGATTCTCACTTAAATCTGAAATGCAGATTTACACCAACGCATCTTAACCAATAAATACTCACAACAGCCCCGAAACAGGGGCTTTTTAAGGACTGATAATGCCTAAATTTACACTCGTCCCAAATCCAACCTTCAAAGCTAACGTTAAAATTCCTGTTGCCGGCAAAGAAAAGCCAGAAGTAGTTACATTCACATTTAAACATCACTCAGTAAGTGAGCTTGATGGAATGCGAGAAAAACCGATTTCTGAGTTCTTTGAGCGGATTATTGCTGACTGGGCGATCGAGGAACCATATAACAAAGAAAATTTAAACATATTGTTAGATAACTACCCTTCAGCCTCTCGTGCTATTTCATCAACATATTACAACGAGCTACTAGGTAACCGCGAAAAAAACTCCTAACGGTCGCCGAGGCGATGTATGGCGGAATGAGTTCAAAAGAATCGGCTGAGTTCGAGCGCGCTTTTGGCTTTCCGCCTGACATTGATGATGTTGAGGTGTGGCCTGATGTTTGGGATTCGTATCAAGTATTTTCAGCCATGAATACACAGTGGCGCGTAGGTATGAATGGTATTACTGGCTTGGATTACAACCCATTAAACCAAATAATGGACTTACTCAACATCAAAGATAGAGCGACCGTTTTTAGCGATATCCGCATTATGGAGGCTAAGGCGTTAGAGGTAATGCATAAGAGGTCATAATAATGAGCTGATCAGTGGTAAGCGTCGATTAGTGAGTAGGAAGAGATAAGTTCGTTTTCTGAAAGCGCTAATTCCAACCTTGTACGAAGATAGCTGAGTGACGACATTGGTAGGTAACTGACGCCTAAAATCGCGTTTATAGACCTCTATAACCGTTTATAAACGAAAAAAAACAAGCTTTAATTGATAAATCTTGGTTGTAATAACGTCAAGATGACTCTATTATAAATATGCCGCTGGTCGAAAGGTTCACAAAAAATAATCCAGTACCCACTAAGAGTGTGGGTAGTTTTGTACATGCAGAGTAACTGCAATAACCTCAAAATTGTCTATTTTGTATATATGCCAGAGATCCTGGTAAGAGGATATTCATATGAGTCACGCACTGAGAAAGGCTAGTCGATTAGATATACCGCCTCGTGACAAAAGTAAAATTGCGTCTCCTAGAGCGGTAGTTGGATATAATTGCTCACACAAAGATCAGGTGAGAAATGCTTTCATCCTTGGATTTGATCGTTATGAGACGGCTATGGATAAATTATCTAAGGTGTAATCGATGTCTAGGGAGTTTGGTTATCATCTTGAAGGCGTAAATTACTTATCCGTTGATGATATAATTTATATCAATGAGGCTCTTATTAAAGCGCAAACGCCAGATGAGCCAATCCGAGTTCTAAACCAAAGCAACCTAGAATCTTCACAAGCTAGACCTAGCTTAATAAGATATTATGAACAAACAGAGGATATGTTTAGGCTATCCTCTGTTCTTATTGAAAGTCTAATCCAAAATCATCCTTTCGCGAACGCTAATAAAAGAACAGCCATGATGTGTGGTTATGTTTTTTTATTAATAAATGGCTATGAGCTTACTGCGCCAGGTGATGATATGGTTGATATTGCATCTGGTTTAGCCACTAAAAATTATAGTTGCGAAGATCTTGAAGATTGGTTGTGTCATTGGTCTAGGGAGTATGACGCAGCAGAATTATGTAATCCTGATTTTGGCAAGCTATGCTGCAGTGTGATTAAATTAAAAAACACCTAATCTTATTCAACTGAAAACTAACCCACTCCGGTGGGTTTTTTGTTGCCTGAATATCTCAAATTATTGATATTGTTTGATTGTTCTAAATTGAAATGACCGACCTACAAAATAATTGTAGGTAACTACAAAAGTTTTGTAGTTCAAATATTGAGCGACTCCTAAAGGGTTTTACAAAAAAGTTGTAAAACTTATCTTGTGTAATTTATTGATATAGTTTGATTATAGCGAATCGCGAGAATTGATAGCCCATCCTTGGGCGTTACTACTATTGTTATGCAATTAACGGAGTGTTTAAAATATCTCCGCTTTTCTCACCTTGCATAACTTGGGTGCGTAGACGGAAGTTTTGCAGTAACTCAATAAGCGCATTAGAGTCACGTTGTAATTTTTGAATGTATTCAACACTGACAACGTTATGACCATCAACGCTAACTACTTGTTGCTTTCCATTTTTATAAGAAACTAACCATCTTCCTTCTTTTGGTATGGTTACGGTGATTGAGTTTTGATTTGGTTCAAAAAGTATATTTTCTTCCTGTTTAGGAATGTATTCACCTTCAAGTACAAACTTGTGAATATACTCAACCGCATCTGGTATCTGATCTACTGTTAATTCTTCAATGCTACTAACATTGAATTTCTGGTGAACAAGAGAATAGGCTTCTGGGTACATGATGCCTTTCTTGCTAACCAGTAGATTAACAGCATTCTTTAATGGGTTGCGTTCCTGAACAGTTGATTTGTGTTTTTTCTTAACCTCACCAGTAGTCCAATATTCGTAAAGTACATCGTCACACTCTTCTTGATACTTGATTACTTTATCGCGGATCTCTGGTTTTACCTTGTTAGGGCTGATAGTGTGAAGCCAGCCTGCAAGTTTACGGAGAGCTAGGCAAATCATATTGCGCTCCTTGCCGTCTGCGGCAACTATCACGATTTCCGTGATGGTTGATTTAAATCGTTGTTTTATCTTCTCAAATTGAGATTGCCAAGTTAATCCCATACCTTCGACGATAGGTTTCATCGGTACATATGGCTGACCTTTATAATTCACAACATATAAATTGTTACCGTGGAAAGGTACATTGATAGTTGATATAGTATTCATGGTTCGTTTCCTAATTTTTCGAATCAAACTAGAAGCCCTGACTATTGCAAGTAGTTAGGGCTTCGCTATTTTACATGCTTAAAAGTCATAGACAGTCATCATTAATCATGTAAAATATATCTTATACTCAAAACAACACTTGTCAATACTATTGATGACTAATTATGATTAAAAATAACTCTATTGCAAAAAGACTAACTGAACTAAGGGCGCAAAAAGGCTTGTCACAAAGTGAGCTTGCCGAATTGTCAGGTGTGGCACCGGCTCAAATATCTAGATATGAATCAGGTATTAATGTGCCAAGAGCCCACATTATTGCCAAATTAGCGAAAGCTCTTGGTGTTCAGTATTCATTTCTAGAGAACGGATTTTCTATGGATGGTGAGAATCTTTTAACGCAAATGTCCATGAATAAAGACAATACTGCAACAATATCACTTGAACTGGATAATGAGACCCTAGAGATTGCTAAAAAATCGGCAGAAATCAGAGGAATATCATTAGAAGATTATTTGAAGTGGCTTCTAGTGTATGGGATAACAGGCCCTAAATAACGAACATTCTTGATAAATTAAAACAATAGGGTGGTTTAGTGGGTAATAAAAAAGATAGTGGAAATTTCCATCTTTGCTGTAAATAAGATCAGTAACACCTTGCTTAAAACAAATGGTTAAATGTATTCACATTTTACTAATAAGTGTTGCTCATGAATACAGAAAGAATAGCTTTTTTACACCCATATAATCCTAGTGATGATGAGTCTCCGTTACTGTCTTTTGATTGTGACGAAATACCTGTTGTGCTTGATTTCCATTTCAAGGTGTTCATGTTAGACCTTAAGGATGATGAGCCAATATCTCTTCAAAATAGGTTGTTTAGGATTGATGGTGAAAAAATAACTCCAATTTGTGATCCGAAATCGATATTAATTAAGGTAAAGGATACACAAGGGAAGCCTAATGAAGTAATGGCATCCATAAAACTCACCTTTGAAAAATGTAAATTTATAGAAGAAGGAACCTACTTTATTGAGTCATCATTTATAAAAAATGCAGAGATGATAAACAGCAATAGAGCTTATTTCAAAGTGAGTAAAACAAATGAATAATCAAGCCATTGACTCTAAGTTAAGTAGAAATAGGTTAAGAATAGTAAAGCCTAATGAAAGGGTTGAGGATTTTTGTACTACTATCTATGGTGGCAGTGGTGGAGGTGGAGATATGGAAGCTAGAATTGCAAAACTAGAAGCAAATGTAGAAAGCATTCAGGCCACATTAACTGATATTAAATCAGACATGAAAACGTCTAAGGGTGATATAAGCACCTTAAAATCTGACACTGCGGTAATTAAGTCTAATTATGCCACAAAGCAAGATATTGAAGGTGTAAAAACAGAAGTTCAAAAGGCAATATCAACACAAACTAAATGGCTTATGGCTACTATATTTATTGCCTTAGGTGCGGGAATTACCATAGCTAAATTACTTTTCTAATTTGCTCCCATTTGCGACTACACTCGGCTACCATTAAGAAAACTAAATAAAGAACTGAGAGGACGGGATGAGACAACTATTATTAATTATTGTTATTTTAATAGCAGGATTTTTGATTTATGGCGCAATTATGTCATCTTCACCAGAAAGCAAAGAAAAATCAAAAGACCGAAATGCAATAAGTTATTGTTGGAAGGAGTATGATAAAAAATCTCTTTCTGACGAACAAAAACGATTTATTGCTAGTTCATGTGAAAAGATGGAATCTGATTTTCGCTCTCGATATGGCGTGAATCCTTAGTTAAATAAATTAATAACATTATCAATAACCACCTTCGGGTGGTTTTTAATTATCTAACGTTTGCTTTGTTTTGCATTTACATCGAGCTATCATAAATGAATAAGTAAAAATTTAGTGAGGGCTACATGAAAGGTTTCGGATGGGTATTGCTTGTTATAGGTATTTTGGCAGCATTTGCCGCTTTTAACATGGATGTCAGTGTGGCAACTAGCTATGGAGGTAGGGTAAATAATTTCGGGCTGATGGCGCAAAGGCAGAATTATATTCTAATTAGCTGTTTTGTTATTTTTTGCGGGCTAATGATGGTCATATTTGGTGGTAGAAGAACAATTGAGTCAGGCCAAGTTAAATGTCCATTCTGTGCGGAATTCATAAGTAACGAAGCTATTAAGTGTAAGCATTGTGGTAGCGATTTATCAGAACATAAAAGATTACAGAAAGAAAAAGAGACTAACTTAAAAATAAAATTCAATGCCATTAATTATGATCAAACAGAACTGTACGATACTTCATCCGGAAAAGCTGTTCTAAATTATGAAAAATTGGCTAAACTTGTTCAGCGGATTAAATTTGAGGATGAAGATATTTCCGGTGAAGCACTGCTAGCTAGACAGAAGTTTAATATTGAAACAATTCAGTCACGTCTACCTAAAGAAATAAAAAAAGAGTTTAGAGACAAAGCGAGTCAATTAATATTAGATTCATTTATAAAATCAGACAAATTAGGGGAATTACATTATAGATTTATTTCCATAGATAATGGAAATTATCGAATAAATAAGGATGAAATTAAGAAGTTTGCTGAACATTTAATTTCTAAGTTGCCTTATGGTCACGATGTATTCACTGATTTTAACGATGAGATATCTAAGGCAATGAAATCTATACCTAGCGATGTTAGGGGAGATTTTATGAGCAATCTGCATCATTTTGTTTATGGTAAATAATAGAGAACATTCACAAACAAGCCACCTTCGAGTGGTTTTTTTATATCTGGAGGAAATTAAATGGCAGATATAGCAACAATATCATTAAAGGCTGATACGTCAGATCTGGAGCGTGGCACACAAAAGTTAAAGGAATTCGGCGATACGGCAGAAAAGGTAAGCGGTTCTTCGCGAAATTTAAATGACCAGTTTAATAGAGGGGTTGATCATCAAAAGAGAGCAGCCGACGCGATAAAGAGGCAAAAGAAAGAACTTGATGACTTATTAAATTCAATAAATCCAACCAATAAAGCATTTGATGCGCTTGATAAAGCCACTCAAAAATTAATAGAGGCAAATAAAAAAGGGATATTACCAAAGGATCAGTTTGCAGACTATAACGCCATACTTGAGCAGACTAGAGATAAATTAACACGAGTTAATATGTCTCTTACGGCTGAAGGGCGGGCGCTATTAGCTCAAGAGGCGGCAACAAATAGAGCCAAGCAAGCTGCTGATGATTTTTTAAATTCACTGAAAAATCAAACTGAAATCATAGGAAAAACGAGGACAGAGATTTTAGAGTTAAAAGCGGCTCAACTTGGCGTGTCGCAACAAGCTGCGCCGATGATCAACAGGCTAAAAGAGCAAGAAAAAGCCTTTATGAATGGCTCAATCACCATTGGCCAATATCGAAACGCTATGCGGCAATTGCCAGCCCAAATGACAGATATTGTTACGTCATTAGCATCAGGAATGCCAGTCTGGATGGTGATGATACAACAAGGTGGACAGATAAAGGACTCATTTGGTGGTATTGGAAACTCGTTGAAGGCGCTTGCATCGATAATTACTCCAACAAAGATTGCTATTGCAACAGCAACAACTGCATCACTAGCCCTGGCTTACTCTGCTTATAAAGGATCTCAAGAATTTGCTGAGTTTAATAAGCAATTGATAATGACGGGACGTTACGCTGGCAAAACAGCCTATGAATTAAATCAATTATCTAAAACTTTAGTTGGGAACTGGATTACTCAGGGTGACATGGCCTCAGCTCTAACTAAAGTGGTGGGTAGTGGGCGTTTTCAAGGAGACCAGATTTTGTTGGTGGCAAGGGCTGCAGCACAAATGGAGCAATCCACCGGAAAATCAATAGATGAAACAATAAACCAATTTAAGAGGCTAAAGGATGATCCTGTAAATGCTATTTTAGAATTAGATAAAACATTGCATTTGTTGACTGCGTCTGAATACGAGCACATTAAGTCATTAGAAATAGCAGGAAAAACACAAGAAGCTTCTGAGTTTTCAATTAAAAAACTGTCAGAGGAAACTGATAGAAGAACTAGATCTATGAATCAAAATATAGGTTCATTAGAGAGAGCATGGAATGATGTTGCAACCGCAATAAAGAATGCAGGAAATGCTTTAAAAAATATTGGTAAACCTCTTTCCGATGCGGAGGCGTTAGCTGAGATAAACGACAGAATAAAAGAATGGGAAAATGCTGGATTTTGGCATGGAACCAAAGAACAAAGAGAAAATATGATTCGCAACTTAAAGGAGCAACAAAAGATTTTAAGTTTCGTCGTATCTTCTCATGAAGGTTATGAAAAAGCACAAAACAAATCCAAGGAGGCGGATGAAAAAAGAAAAGAATCAATTAGAGAATATAATAAATTATTAGAAGATACTGCAACTAACGCTCAAAAAAGAACAGCGGCCCTAAATAAGCTATGGGAGCAAGTTAGAAGAGACCCTGAATTTTGGACTGAAGATAAAAGGAAGTTAGCAGTACAAAATATAAATAATAAATTTAAAGATAGAACATCTAAAACCTCAACCTACCGACCAGATTATGGTACTAGAGTAGACGAATCAGCAAATCAAGCCCTATTATCCCTACAAGCACAATTGAAGGTGTTAAAAGAGCATAAAACAGTTAGTGATGTTATTAGCTCTGAGCGTAAAAAGCTGTGGGATATGGAGGCGAAAATATCAATCCTTGAGGAGGCTCAGAAAACAAGGCAGTTAACCAAGGACGAAAAGGCGTTGCTTGCTAAAAAGGACTACATTCTTGCTTCTCAAGAAGCATTGGCCATAGCTGGTGATGAGGTTAAGCTTCAGGAGTTACATAATCGTGAGTTAGATAAGCAACTTAAACGTGTTGAAGAAATCAATGCCAGAAGTCGCGCCTTAGAGTTGGGAGCTGGTAAGTCTGGCCGCATGTATCAACGAGACATCGCACTAGAGAAAGCTAAATCACCAGACGAGAGAAAAGCCTTAGAGGAGTATTATGCTAAGGAAGACTCTATTCGTGCTAACTGGGAGTTAGGCGTTAAGAAAGGCTTTGCTGAATTCCAAGAACAGGCAACAAACGTTTACGGTAACGTAGCTCAAATTAGTCAATCAGCATTCCAAGGCATGAGTAACAGTCTCTCTGATTTTGTATTGACGGGCAAAGCTAATTTTGCTGACTTCACTCGCTCATTCTTAGAAATGACCACCAAGATGTTAATGCAGATGGCTATGCTAAATGCTATGAAAGCGGCATTTGGTGGTAATGCGGTAGGTAATTTCTTTGGGTTTGCAAGTGGTGGTTATACAGGCGATGGTGGAAAACATGATCCAGCGGGTGTAGTACATAAAGGCGAGTTCGTCTTTACCAAGGAAGCAACGCAACGATTAGGTGTAGATAATCTCTATCGACTAATGGATGCAGGAAAGAGAGGTTATGCTTCAGGTGGTCATGTCGGTGGTTCTGCGCCCATGTCGGTTACACAGCCAACAGCATTTATCGCTCGCAATCCTCAAATTGCTGGTGGTGGGGTGAATGTGACAATTGATATGAGCGGCGTCAAGATTGAAACCGAACAGCAACAAAGTGCAATGCCAAATATAGATGTGAGAGCTGCTGAGCAATCGTTAAAGAATAAAGTTAAAAGCCTTTTTATTAGTGAAGGGCGAGAAGGTGGTGATTTGTACAAGATCATTAAAGCAGTATCAGGAAATAGATAATCATTTAATAAGAGAGGTATTTATGAAATTAAAATTAGGAAATATTTGTATTCGTCCAGAAGATAAAGAAATTAGCATTCCAGTAGATGTATACATGGGAAATGAAGCTGATTTTGAACCACCAAAAGCATATCTGGTTTATCAAACTAGCTTTGATGCTAATAAGCCTCTTTCGGAATATTTTAAAGAATCCGAAGAATATGCAAGAAAAACAATTAAAGAATTAAACCAATAACAGCCACCAAATTCTGTGGCTTTTTAATGAGAGGTAGTTATGAAAATCAAAGTAGAGTTCCCATTGTTATCAAACAAATTTTCAGGAGTGGAAATTACAGGGGATGTGAAAAGATATGGCATTGGGGCTATAAAAATAAGTGAAAAACCTATATTAACGTCAGAAATTACAGTAACGGAGATAGTGGGAAATAATACCCAAGATGAAGAACCAAAGTTACAATTTAAGTACACAGAGGATTATAACCCAAATGAAACATTTACTTCATTTATGGGGAGAGCGGAAAAATATGCAAGAACCATGATAGATCGCATAAAGGCGGCACAGTAACCGCCTTTATAATATGGTACTAATTATGTAAATGTGACTGAATGATACCAAACGCCTCGATAGTTACAGGACTATCATGCGATACTTTATTTAATTCACTAATAAGTTTTTCTTTTTCAATATCAGACATATTCCTAATCATTACTTGAATTATATACTCTAAAGCAAGAGTACGTGTTTGAAGGGTCTCTATGTCTTTTGCCATTTCACTAACTAACATATTCAATTCTCCATCGAAGTAAGTCAGCCATTCCTTCGGTAAGTTTCTCTGGGCTGAATATATAAAATAACCTAATGGATATTTATTAATATCCTGATATTTGATCAGGCGACTTTGTGTCGCCTTTTTTATTGGAGTAACCAATGGAAGAGTTTAAATGGCGAACACAAATACAAGATTCGCCAAGCGGTGAGTTCAAACATCGCATTAAAGAAGTTGAATTTGGAGATGGTTACAAACAAGTTGCGGGTGATGGTATTAATCCAGAATCTCAAACGTGGCCATTTGCTTATATGGGACTAAAAGATGAGGTGATGCCTATTTTTAAATTCATTCGGCGACACACAGCAAAATCATTTATTTGGACTCCTCCGTTTGGTGAAAAAGGTCTTTATCGAGTTAAAGCTGATTCAATATCGATGATCCCCATCTCTGGTGGAGTAATGAAATTAACAGCAACGTTTGAACAGGCATTTAGCGCATGAATATCACAGCAGATGTACAAAAATTAGAGCCGGGTAATAAGGTTCAATTAATTGAGGTGGATGGTAGTGAGTTTGATGGGCCAATTCTTCGCTTCCATGCTTACAATCTACCTCATACGCCAGAAGAGATAGAGGAGTCTAATGGTGATATCAAACCAAAGCCAATCTGGTGGCAAGGCAATGAATACGGTGCATGGCCCTATGAAATTGAAGGGATGGCAAAAAATAGCGATGGCAGCCCGGCAAGACCATCTCTAAAGGTTGCCAACATAGATGGTTTAATCTCATCTTTGTGCCTCCAGTTTGACGATATGGTGCAAGCAAAGGTTACTATTTATGAGACATTCTCTCATTATCTTGATGCCAAAAATTTTCCTGATGGTAATCCAACCGCTAACCCTGATGAGTGTTTTAAACAGGTTTATTACATCGATCGTAAAACTAATGAGGTGGCTGGCGAATCCGTAGAGTTCGAGCTGTCTAGCCCATTTGATTTACAGGGAGTAATGATACCCGTTCGACAAATTCATAACCTTTGTTATTGGTGCATGAAAGGCGATTATCGCAGTGGCAATGGGTGCTCATATTCGGGGAATAAATATTTCGATGAGCGAGGCAATCCTGTTGATGATCCGGCATTGGATAGTTGCGGTGGTCTTATTAGTGATTGCAAAAAACGCTTTGGTGAGAATGAGCCATTAGATTTTGGAGGGTTTCCCGCTGCGGGATTAACGAGATGATCACAAAAAAATTAAGAGAATCGATATTTCAACATGTAAAATCCGAATATCCCAAAGAAGCTTGCGGAGTTATCTGTCAAAAAAGTCGAGTTAAAAAATACTTTCCTTGTAGCAATCTTTCAGATAACCCAACAGAGCATTTTGAGCTTTCTCCAGAAGATTACGCTCTTGCTGAGGACTGGGGTGAGCCAATAGCAATTGTGCACAGCCATTGTGGTGATGGTGCAACGACTCAACCTAGCGAAATAGATAAATTACAGTGTGATGCGACAGGATTACCTTGGGTGATCGCATCATGTCCAGAGGGTGATATTCGAATTATTTACCCTCGAGGTGAACGCGAATTAGAAGGCCGTCCTTTTGTGCTTGGTTATGCTGATTGCTGGTCGTTAATCATGGATTACTACCACCAAAAGCACGGTATTGAGTTACATAATTACAGCGTTGATCGGCACTGGTGGGAAGAAGGCGAAAACCTGTATATGGATAACTACGAGAAAGCGGGTTTTGTTGACGTTACTGGCGAGCCGAAAGAGGGCGATATGGTGATTATGCAAGTACAAGCCGATGTACCTAATCACGCTGGTGTGATTATGAATGGTATGTTACTTCACCATCTTTATGGTCAACTCAGCAGGTTGGTCCCCTACAGCGATTATTGGCGAGATAGAACCGTAAAAATTGTGCGGAGGAAAGAGTTTGTATGAGCCTAAAAGCAATACGTCTATATGGTGTTCTTGGCGCAAAATTTGGGCGTGAACACAAATTAGATATAGATTCACCTCGCGAAGCAATTAAGGCGCTCTCTGTGCTTTATGATGGCTTTGAGCAGTTTCTTGCTAATGCTCATTTAAAAGGAATGGAGTTTGCTGTATTTAAGGGGAAACGAAACATTAATGAAGAAGAGCTGCATCTTGATACCACAGAAGAGATCCGCATAGCACCAATCATTAAAGGAAGTAAACGAGGAGGATTCTTTCAAACTATGTTGGGCATTGCCATGATCGGTGTCGCGACATTTGCTCCTTGGGGTACTGCCTTATTTGCAAGTGACTTGATTGGGGCCATAGGTCTTGGTGTGGCTCTTGGTGGTGTTTACCAGATGCTTTCACCCCAACCGCGAGGTCTATCAATGAGGCAAGATTCAGATAACAAACCATCTTATGCCTTTGGCGGAGCTGTAAACTCTACTGCGCAAGGAAATCCAGTTCCTTTACTTTATGGACTGGACAGGCGAGAGGTAGGTGGGGCAATCATTTCCGCAGGTATTTATACAGAAGATCAGCAATAACATAAACGAATTTCAGAATAGCCACTATGTGGCTTTTTTTATGGGTGAAATATGGAATTAATTCATGGTGCAAAAGGTGGTGGCGGTGGCGGACATACGCCCACGGAATCACCAGATAGCTTACTTTCTGAATCAACAGCTAAGATTTTATTGGCTATCTCAGAAGGTGAAATTGCTGGTGGCTTAGACGATACTCGTATTTTTCTTGATGATACACCGATTGGCAATGCGGACGGTACTAAGAATTTTGAGGGTGTCACTTGGGAATTTAGACCGGGTAGTGAACACCAAGAATACATTCAGGGTATCCCATCAGTAGATAGCGAAACATCGGTAGGGTTGGAATTAAAAGACGATCAGCCCTATGTGCGGAGCATTAATAACACTCAGCTATCTGCTGTGCGCATTAGACTATCTGTTCCTCAATTGTTTCAACAACACGATAACGGGGATACTACAGGCTATAGAATTGAATATGCTATTGACTTATCTACAGATGGTGCTGGATATAATGAAGTATTAAAGTCTGCTTTTGATGGTAAAACGACCAGCGAATACCAGCGAACACACCGCATTGACTTACCCAAGGCAAATACAGGTTGGCAGATCCGTGTCCGACGATTAACTAAGAATCAGAATACAGCCAGAATTGTTGATAAGGTTACTATCTCTGCTGTTACTGATGTTATCGATGCTAAATTGCGTTATCCAAATACGGCCCTATTGTTTATTACTTTCAATGCGCGTCAATTTAATAATCGCATCCCTAAAATTAGCGTTCGCCCAAAAGGTGGCTTGCTTATCAAAGTGCCCACGAATTATGACCCGATTAATCGGGCCTATTCAGGCGTATGGGATGGCACCTTTAAACTTGCAGCAACCAATAACCCGGCATGGGTATTTTATGATTTAGTACTCAATAATCGCTACGGCTGTGGTGACCGGATCCAGTCTTCTCAGGTTGAAAAGTGGGACCTGTATAAGATTGCGCAATATTGTGATGAATTGGTACCCGATGGGCATGGTGGTGATGGTAAGGAGCCTCGATTCCTGTGTGATGTTTATATTCAATCGCAAGAATCGGCATACCAAGTACTGAGAGATATAGCGGCTATTTTTCGTGGTATGACATTTTGGGCTGATAACAAGGTTAATGTTGTCGCTGATATGCCAGATAGTATTTTTAGAACGTTTACTAATGCCAATATTGTTGGAGGTAAGCCTACCTATTCAGGAGGTAGTCAGCAAAATCGATATACACAAGCATTAGTTTCCTACACAGACACCAATAACCACAGTAATGATGCGATTGAGGCTGTGGCCGATATTAAACTACAGCGTCGTTACGGAGTACGCAAAACTGAAATATCAGCGATAGGTTGCACTCGACAGACGGAGGCTAACCGTAGAGGTCGCTGGGCGTTACTCACCAATGCTAACGACAGAGTTATTAGTTTTGCGACAGGATTAGAGGGGGCAATACCTTCTCCTGGTCATATCATTGCTGTTGCCGATTCTACATTGGCTGGAAGAGATAATGGTGGACGTATATCGCGTGTAGAAGGCAGAAAAATAACACTTGATCGCAGAGCCAATATTAAAGCTGGTGATAGGTTGATTGTTAATCTGCCAAACGGGCGCTCAGAGGGAAGAACCGTATCACTGGTTGCTGATAATATCATTACAATTTCAACGGAGTACTCACAGGAACCAGAGAAAAACGCAGTTTGGACAGTTGATGCTGATGATTTAACATTACAACTTTATCGGGTCGTTAATATTACTGATAATGGCGATAATACATACACTATTACTGGCGCAATCCATAACCCAAGCAATTACGATCACATTGACTCTGGCGCAAGAATAGGTGAGCGTCCAATCACCATTGTTCCACCGAGTGTGCAAGCACCACCTAAAAACATTCGTATATCATCCTATTCTCAGGTTAATCAAGGTATTTCATTTATTACTCTGCGTGTTGATTGGGATGCAGTTGATAATGCCATTACCTATGAGGCTCAATGGCGGAGAGATAATAATAACTGGGTATCAATGCCAAGAACATCAACATGTGGGTTTGAAGTTGATGGCATTTATGCTGGTCGTTATCAGGTGAGAGTTCGTGCGATAAATGCGTCTGAAATATCCAGTGTATGGACTAATGCGCCAGAAACAACACTGACAGGAAAAGTAGGGAGCCCGCCTAAACCTGTAAACTTTAGAGCTTCACCGCTCGTATTTGGCATTAAGTTAGGCTGGGAATTTGGTGAAAACACCAGTGATACGTTAAAAACGGAAATTCAGTACAGCAAAACCAATAATGGTGAAGGTCTGATGCTGTTATCTGATGTTCCTTATCCCTCAAAAACCTATGAAATGGCAGGGTTATCAGCAGGTTTAACGTTTTATTTTAGAGCAAGACTGGTAGATAAAATAGGTAATCATTCCGAATGGACTGAGTTTATTCTGGGAGAATCTGAGTTTGATGCTAGTATTATTCTTGATGAATTAGCGGGGCAAATCAGCCGAGACCAACTCGCACAAGACTTATTGGGTGAAATTAACAGTAAAGCTAACCAAATCGATATTACTGAATTACATGAGTTGATGAGGATAAATCATGACAAGATTTTATCTGAGTTGATGAGGCATGGAGCAACGATTGAAGAAAGTGAAAAAAAATGGGAGGAGGCAGGAAAATTACTGGCTGAGCGGATGAACCAAGTTTCAACGGCAACAGAAGCACAGGCTGCCGCAATTAAACAAGAGCAACAAGCACGTATTGAGGGTGATAAAACCGAAGCGCAACAACGGCAATCCTTAGCTACTCAACTTCGTGGTGATTATACTGGCAATGATTTATCGAAAGTGACCGCAGGACTCATTTCCGCCGAGAAACAAGCGCGGGTCTCGGGTGACCAAGCAGAAGCGAAAGCCCGACAATCACTGGAAACACGGATGAATGGGAATGTTTCCGCGATTAATAAATCATTAGGAACCCTCACCTCGAAACAGCAAGCGCAAACACAAGAGATTTCAACGCTCAATTCAAATCTTAAGGGGAAAGCTGATAGCAGTGCGGTTAATGCGTTAAATACGCGGGTGTCGAATATCGATGGAAAAATGACCTCTACCGCCCAGCAAGTCACTCGCCTTGAAAGCCAAGTGGGTACAAGTTCAGCCAAAATTGAACAAACGTCGAAAGTGGTCACCGACATAAATGGCAAAATTTCCGCATCATGGACAATGAAAGTTCAGCAAGATAGCAAAGGGAATAAAGTCATTACGGGCATTGGCTTAGGGTTTAATGCACAAGGAAATAGCCAATTTCTGGTCAATGCCCAAAACTTTGCGGTGATATCGTCATTAAACGGCAAAGTGGTGACACCGTTTATCGTGAAGAATGGACAGGTGGTTATTCATGAAGCCTTAATGGATAAAGCGTGGATACAAAAATTAGTGGTACTCGATTATTTTAAATCATCAGGATTTGATAAAGGGAATGGCTTTTTATTGGATGCTAAAAACAATGTTTTTCGCTTTACGAGTGGTAATGGAGGGACAACATTAACCAATCAAAATTTATATGTAAAAGACGAAACTGGGTATAATGTTGTTATTATTGGTGATATCACAAATGAGCGATAATTATGGCATGGTAATCAAATCTAAAAAATATGGAATTAATTTATTAAATACATCCGATAGGGTTGGACGAATTGTTGGTTGGCATGATATTACTCCAATACCACTTATGACTAAAAAAACTTTTAGTTATGACCATTCTGATCTAAATAAATATGGAGAAGTATTTGCTTGGTTTGGAACTTCTTTTATGAGGGGGTTAGCTGGAGATGTTATTTTAAATATTAATAACGGGGTAATTATTCTTGAACTCGATAATGTTTATAGAAATGGCTTAATCGATATATATGATGACATCATTAGGTTATATTATGGAGTATATTGATGGGTAAATATGGCATTATTATAAAAGGAAAGGATCGTCATATTCAAATAGATAGCTTTAATACGGTTATGAACTGTATTAGAAAGCAGACTGTTGTAATGAAAGGTGGGATAGTATCTGGAAATCAAGGATATTATACTGAATTACCGATTACCCCACATTTATCTACAAAGTTATTTGCTGTATCACCTAATAATGTTTTTGTTAAAGTTATTGGGGGAGCCATAAAAGGAAGTGATAAAAATATCCAGATATCCCAACCTTATAATGACTCTTCGGGTAGTGTTGATGTATTTGAATTTGGTGATTTTCCGAATAATATTTTTAAAGAAAAATATGGAGTCGTTATAAAAAATAGTAGTACAAAACAGACTGTTTATAACTCTAATTGGGGGGTGCTAAAAATAGTAGGATATTTTATTGCATCATGGAAAGAAGATATTGATTATCAATTACCAAATATAAAAGATTTAGCTTTCGTTTTTGGTGGCGGAATGGGAGGAATATGGGAAGATGGATTTGAAGGGGCTTGGATGGATACTTTTATTAAAAGAGTGGGAAATACGTTACAAGTAAGATATAAAGAAGCTGTTCTTTGGAGCACAGGCAGTGCAAATCGTGATTTATCTAGATTTCCATCTACTTGCTTAATAATAGATGTGAGCGATATTAAGAAGGTATTATGAAAAAAATAATTTTATTATCTATTGCGGTATTTATTTCAGGCTGTGCTGATAGAAAACCTATAAATTATCAGACAGTGGAGTGTGTTGGTTTAATTAAAATTCAGACTATTGAAAAATATCAGAGTTTTAAATTAAGTCGCTATAATAATGATAATAATATGTATTTTGGATACGGTAAAGCAGGTTTATGGCAAGGCGGTTGGGTTAGCCCTGATATGTTTGACAAAATATATTGTAAAGATAATTCACCTATAAAAAAATAAATTTAGGAAATAAATCATGATATACACAACAGGCACTGTTAGCACAGTGTCAGGGTCTGCTATTGTCTCTGGCACAGGTACCATTATTTTAATTAAAAATGGTAATGCTAATTTTATTTATATGGTGGACAGGGTTAATAGCGATACAGAATTAGTCATTTCACAACCGGCTACATTTACCGTAAAAAACACTAGTTACAGCATTAATCTCACTGAGCCGAACTCATACAGCGACGCTAATAATCGTATGACCGCTATTGCATCAGATATTACGTAGTTCTTAAACGAGCAACGAGTTACGCTCGATGGTGTTAAAAAAGTGCTGGGGGATATTAGTAAAAAGTTAGATAAAAGTGGTGTGGACCTTTCAGGGATTTCGAAGTGCGATTACACGTAATACACAAATGGCTTATTGTGTGTTTCGACAAAAAATCCACCTTAAAGGCGGGCGCTATTGGTCTTTGCCGACAATATTATCGCATTTAGATAAGTGTGTTGTGTTTTATCATACCACCAACTCTCAAGCGGAAGTGAGCTATTTAGCGCATAAAAAGCAATTATACAGTTCAGCCCAAACAGACATTTATGTGTGTGTATTCGTTTCAGGAATGGTTTTGACCCCGAAGAAACGTTGGGGGGTTATCACTGTACAGTGAAGATGGAGCACGGGTCTTTAATACGGACTATTTGCCTTTTACCCGAGGAAAATCAATGGCATTGTTATTACGGGAGGGGAGTGTAGAGACTCCATATAGCTTGCCTTTAGTCTGTGCAACCAGTCAGTTTGTGAATGCGTCTTATCAGGATGACCCTATTGATTGGGCCAAGTGCAATACGGGGATACGTTTTCGGGGGAAAACAGATTTTTGTGAGCGAATGGATACGTGATGTTCATCGGCAACATCATGTAGAGCAACGTATTCCCTTTTATATCCTTAATGGTTCACATTATTTTTAATAAAATAAATACCTGTCTATATTTATGTGGGATACATGTCGCTTTTCTTTATTGGCATAATGCTTTCTGCTGATAATGATTGTTTTGCTTTAATCATTTCTTTTTCATTTGAAAATTTATAATTAGGCAATAGTTCTTTAGGTTTGACACCTAAAATAAACGCGATAGAGAATAAATGTTCTACTGTTATTTTGGTATGTCCATTCTCTATACGTGAATAGTGCTGTTGACTTATTTCCAATGAATGGGCTATTTCCCTCCCTGTCATCCCTAATTCTTTTCTTTTTTGCTTTATTCTATAAGCAATAATGGAATTAATTGTACTCATGAACTTCATTCTCCAACAATAAACAGATTTTTAAGTTTAACAGAGTAAAAAGCATTTGTTATAAAAGCATTTTACTCTATTTATAAAACTCAATTAATTT